TAGATAACTGGGTACCAGTTAGCGCACCAATGTTTACATACTATTCTGATGCTATTTCAGCATTGGACCCAGTTGGCGGCGGTCTAAACATTGCCCATGGCCAAATAGTTTCTGTACATGGTAGTAACGATACTACACCTAACAATTTACGTTTTGCTGAGCAAACAGCGGCAGTACAAGCAACAGCAACTGGTGCGGTAATTAACTTATCAACACTGGCAGCAGCAACAGGCACAACATACAAGATTAGTGCTACAGTTCCTGGTGCACAAAATACTACGTTGGTTACATACCCAAGCAACACTACAAGTTACACATTTAGCGGTACATCACCAAGCGATTTAGTTACACAAATTTTATCTGCAAACATTCCATATGTTACAGCACAATTAAATTCAACAACTAGTGGTACTACAATCAGTATTATTCACACAGCTGGTGGTCAGATTGCTTTAACTGGTTCAGTATTTGGTGCAGCTGGATTTACCGGATCTGGTACAACAGTTAACGGAACAGGCTACACAATTAATTCTAGCACTGGTGTTATTAATATTAGTAACTTTAATTTAATTACAACAAGTATTACATATAGCGCAACTGCTCCTTACAGCGCACCAGCCGACGGAACACTATGGTACTATAGCAATGCAGCCGACGTTGATATTATGATCAACACAGGTGCTCCGTATGGTTGGAAAGGTTACCTAGTAGCCGGAACTGACTCACGTGGTTACCCACTTGCATCGACTGACCCACAAGGCGTTATTGTTAGCGCAAGTCAACCTACTAGCCAAAGCGATGGTTCTGGCAACATGCCAGGCGATCTATGGTTAGACAGTAGCGACTTAATCAACTACCCAAGTTTATATCGTTACACCGGTTCTACTTGGACAAAGATTGACACAACAGATCACGTGACAAGCAATGGTATTATTTTTGCCGATGCACGTTGGGACGCAACAGGTACAACAGATCCAATCAGTGGCGCATTACCATCAACAGTAAGTTTGCTATCAAGCAACTACATTGATCAAGATGCACCAGACTACAGATTGTATCCAAAAGGTACATTGTTGTTTAACACACGTCGTTCGGGATACAACGTTAAGAAGTTTGTAGCTAATTATTTCAATAGTACAAGTTTCCCAAATCTACCAAACGTACCAAACGCAGGCGGAACATTACCATCTGTGTCAAATGCGTGGGTAAGCGTAAGTGGTCTAAACGAAAATGGTACACTAAAAGCTGGTAGTGCTGCACAACGTAGTTTGGTTGTAGCTGCATTAGAAAGCGCATTAAGCAGCAACACAGATATTATTGAAGATAATTACAACTTCAACTTATTGTGTGCTCCTGGTTACCCAGAATTAATTCCTGGTTTAGTAACATTAAACAACAATCGTGGTGATACAGGTTTTGTTATTGGTGATACACCAATGACATTGGCACCAACATCAACAGCATTAACAGCATGGAACAGTAACAAAAACGGTAATGGTCTAGCAACAGCAAGCCCATACTTAGCGGTTTACTACCCAGCTGGTTTAACAAACGATTTAGCAGGTAATCAAGTAGTAGTTCCGGCTAGTCATGCTGTATTGCGTACATTCTTGTACAGCGACAATGTAAGCTATCCATGGTTTGCACCAGCTGGTACACACCGTGGTCTAGTTGATAACCTAAGCGACATTGGTTATGTAGATGCTAACTCAGGTGCTTTCATACACAACGGTATTAACCAAGGCCTACGTGATGCATTGTACACAATCAACATTAACCCAATTACACAATTACCTGGTACAGGTTTAGTTGTTTGGGGTCAAGAAACACGTAGCGGTGACAGCACAGCACGTAATCGTGTTAACGTTGTTCGTTTAGAAAATTACCTAAGAACAATTTTCAAATCAGTCAGCGGTGGATTCTTGTTTGAACCAAACGACACAGTAACAAGAAAATCTTTAGCACATCAAATTGAAAGTGCATTACATGATGTTCTAAGTAAGCGTGGTTTATATGACTTCTTGGTAATTTGCGATACAAGCAATAATACACCAAGCGTTATAGCTAATAACCAGTTGTATGTAGACGTAGCAATTGAACCAGTTAAGGATGTTGAGTTTATCTATATCCCAATCGCTTTGTATAACCCGGGTACAATCGCAAGCCTGGGCGCAGCATCAACCTAAGCATATAGATAAATAAGAGTATAGGAGAATATTATGGCCGTAGCATCATTAAATAACTTTACAGTACCTCTAGCATCACAGCCTGGTTCACAAGGCTTGTTAATGCCAAAATTAAAGTATCGCTTCCGCGCTACTTTTATTAACTTTGGTGTTAGCAATACAACTACTGAACTAACTAAACAGGTTGCAGATATTAAGCGTCCTAACGTAAACTTCAATCCAATTACCATCGATGTTTATAATAGTAAAGTATTTTTACAAGGTAAACCAGAGTGGCAAGAGACCACAGTTAATTTCCGTGACGACGCAACAGGCGCTGTTAGTAAATTAGTTGGTCAGCAGATCCAGAAGCAATTTGACTTCTTAGAGCAAGCATCAGCACCTAGCGGTATTGACTATAAGTTCCAACTTATATTTGATATGTTAGATGGTGGTAACGGCAACACAACTCCTAATGTTCTTGAATCTTGGGAATTGGACGGTTGCTTCCTAAGTTCAGTTGACTACGGTGAAATGGCTTACAATACTAGTGATCCAGTAATGATCGCATGTAACATCAAGTTCGACAATGCTGTTCAAACAGTAGGTGGCGGAGTTGGTACAAGCGTAGTTACATTAACACCAGGCGGAACAGTTAATTAATTAACACGAAGCAAAACTTTAGAACCCGGACATAAAAATCCGGGTTTTTTTATGGCATAAATATTAGTATGGCAACACAATATAAAACCTTAGATGATAATAAAACAGGCACAGTAACTCTACGCGACTACCGCCATGCGGCCCGTGTGTTTACCGATTCTAACTATCGCCTAAGTCCCAAATACGGATTTTTATTCTACGTCGAGTTTGATTTCAATCCGTTGATTACCAATGTTAGCAACACTACAGCAATGGAAATGGGTATGATTGTCAAGAGTGTTGGCCTTCCAAAATTTACCATTGATGTTAAGCCACACAATGCTTATAATCGCAAAAACTTTGTACAGAATTCAATCAAATACGAACCTGTTACAATTACATTTCACGATGACCAGGCAGACAATGTGCGTAACTTCTGGTATGACTATTATAGTTTCTTTTATCGTGATCCAGACTTTGCCGATGCTACATATCAGGCTCCACACAAATATCAAAGCCGTCCAAGTTTTGATTGGGGATATACTCCTCGCCCTACAGTAGGCTATAATAATGCCAATGGTGCTCAACCTTATCAATACATACAGGCTGTTAGAATTTACAGTATGTACCAAGGTAATTTTAGTGAATACGAATTAGTTAATCCTATTATTACAACTTTCAAACACGGTGAACACAATAACAGCGGCGACGCCGCATTATTACAACACGAAATGAGTTTACAATTTGAAACAGTAAAATATCAAACAGGATATGTAACTGATAATACAGTTGGCGGATTTATTGATCTACACTATGACAGTAATCCAACACCTAATCCAAATTCTGAAGGTTCAGTACAGCCAGGCACCTTTCCAAATACAATAACAGATTTAGCAAACAATTCAACAGCAATTAATCCGTCATTGAGAACTAACCAAGCACTAGCCAGTGCGTCATTCGATACTACTGGCGCATTTGCAACAGCCTTAGGCGGGGCAGTAAACGTAGCGGCAAGAACAAATACCAACGCTGGCGGAGTTAGTATTCCAAGTCTTGGCAGCCTGACACAAGGTCTTACAAGTAGTGCGGTACTAGGACAACAGCTACAAGCCGCCGGAGTAAACTTAGTTGGCTCCTCAGTTTCTAAATTAGCCAATGGTGTAGTAGGAGGCGTAGCAGCTGGACTTGGTTCAAACGGTACTGCCATTGTTGGCCTAGCAGCAGCCGCAATAAAAAATCCTAATGCTGTATTGAATACCGTTGAACAAATGGCAACTAATTATGCCGTTGGTATGGTAACTAACTTTGTTAATAAAGAAGTTGGACTAGCAACAAATTATATTGCTGGCCAAGTTCAAAGTGGAGTTAGTTATGTTGCTGGACAGCTCAACTCGGGATTGTCATTTGCTGGCGCAAGTACATTCACTGGCGGATTGCAAAACACCGTTAATGATGTTTCATATTCCCTTGGACTGGGTTCTGGATCCGGAGTACAAAACATTGGTGGCGTAGATATACCATTCTCAGCATTAAACGATTAATATGGCAACTAATACTCAAATTTCAACAGCAACCAACTTGCAAGGCCCAGATATATCGGCTGGTTCTTCACAGAACAACGCATCAAAATATTTTAATAATTTTTATGCATCGTCTTTTAATATTTCCGCCGATGCCAATGCTGCCATACTTACATTTTTTCAACAGTATACTGGCAATGCCGACGCTGGACAAAATTTAGCGGCCGCGGTTGTGTATACAGCACTGGCACAAAAGTTAAATCCGATGGTAATACTTGATGAGTTTCAGAAATTATCTAAAGGTGAACTTAATAATTACCTAGTAGCATTTTTAAATATCACTCGTAGCCCAACAAGTATATTAGGAACACGGCATGCGGTCCAAACGAATCCCTACGTAGCAAGAACAGTTTTAATTTAATACAATGTCTAAATACGCACAAGGCAAATTTCAACTACAAAATCCACAAAAGTATGTAGGAAACAAAACTCCAACTTATCGTTCGAGTTGGGAATATGTGTTCATGCAATTTTGTGATAATAACCCAAACGTACTACAATGGGCTAGCGAAGCCGTTCATATCAATTATCGTAATCCGTTAACTGGTAAAAATACAATATACGTACCGGACTTTTTAATTACCTATGGTGATGCTAACGGTAAACAACACGCAGAAGTAGTAGAAGTTAAACCCAAAAAAGAAACTACATTAGAAGGTGCTAAGAATATACGCGACCAAGCTGCCGCTATACTTAACATGGCAAAATGGGAAGCTGCACGTCGTTGGTGTTCCGCACACGGGCTTACATTTAGGGTAGTTACCGAAGATATGATTTTCCATCAAGGTAAGAGATAATACCAATAAATATTGGTATGACTAAAAAATTAGAAGAACTCTTTAATTTACCCGCAACAGACGATAGTGTAGATGTTACACAACAAGAAGCCACTGATTTCATACACGACAATCAAGCGGTAATCACCGAAGTTAATCAAGCAATAGATAAAATAGACGCCGCCCTTCCTACAGTTCGGGACTTAGATACCGGCGACAGCGAACTAGATGAATTAGCAACTCTAGCCCAGAGCAAAGCTGAAGATCTTATTGATTTAGGTATGAATGTAGAGCCACGCTTTAGTGGTGTTATACTACAAACAGCGGGCGTAATGCTAGGACATGCTATTACAGCCAAAACAGCTAAATTAGATAAGAAACTTAAAATGGTACAGCTACAATTAGCCAAAGCCAAGTTAGATTATCAAATAGAAAAAGACGCTAAAAACGCCAATCCTGTAGAAGAAGCTGTAGAAGGGCACGGGGTAGTATTTGATCGCAACGAGCTACTAAAACAGATACTTGGTAAGCAGGACAAATAATTAAATTAGTATAAATATACAATAATAGGAATATAATGATGAAGCCGTTCCAAAGTTACATTTTTGAATTAAGCAAGCCAAGCGAATTCCGCATCAAGTTGGCTGGCATTGAGCCAACCGGCGATGTTATGGATCGTATCAAACACGCTCTTGAAACATATCAGCTAGAAAGCGTAAGTGCTGTTAAACATTTACCAATTCAAGAACACCGTGAATTCCCACAATGGGGCGGTGCATGTGAAGCCTGGCAATTTGATGTTAAAGTTACATACCCAGCTACACAAGTTGGTATTCGTACACTAATGAAAGACCGTGCCGGTCTAAATCCAGATTGGATTTGTGTACGCAATCTACACGAAGCTGAATACACAGATGAAGCCGAAGCACCAGACGCCGATGCTGCTAAAGGTGCATTGTTAGATCAACCAGACCTAGGCGGAAGCACAGAAGGTCCAGCATTAGTTGGACAAGTGCGTATTGGTAGTTTATTAAAAGAATTAGAATCAAGAAAGTTTGAATTTGCTCAAGACAGTAAAGAAGCAGGTAAAACAACAAACAACTTACCACAGGGTAATCTAGATCCAGTGGGTAGTAAACAAAACAAAATTTATCGCAAACCAAAAGGCAATTAACATGAGCAAGAATCATCCACACGACAATATCTATTCCATCCTTGGAAAGTTAGAAGCATTAAAGCCAACTCCACAAGAGAAATATGAATCTGTACTAAAGCAGATACACGAAAGTGTTGAAGCTCAAGGTTCTATTATTGCCGGCGTTGATTCAGTTCAGGCTCGACTAGCAGAAGCGTTTGCCGCAGAGAAAGCGATTAACCCATATGCTGTTGGTATGGCTGCCGCTAAGAAGAAATTTGGTTACGGTGAAAAGCCAGCACACGACTTGCCAAAGAAAGTGATTACTAAAGGTCACGAGATTGCCAAGAAGGTTGACGAAGAACAAGAATGCCCAACATGTGGCAATACTCGTTGCTCTTGCAACATGGAAGAAAACGTTAAGCACACAGGTACATACGGTACAGAATACTACAAGTCAGATGACTTTACTGGTGGAGCAGAAGACGAAGCCAAAGCAAAGAAAAAATCTGCTAAGGTAGTGCGTCACGGTGTTAAAGGTCGTCCTGCTAACGAAAAGCCGGCTGAATATACTAAGATGAATGACCCGTTTGGTCGTGTACCAGACAAAGCTCCTAAGGGAACTAAAGGTCGTGTACATAGCCCACTAGCAGAAATGATGATGCAAGTTGAGCGCCGTCTAACAGAAGGCGTTAACTTCCAAAAGCTAATGCAAGAAAAACATCAGACCGTTGATGAAATGATTGCCGAACTACAAAATGACATGAAGGTATTTAAAGAAACAGGTCATTGCAGTGAGTTATTAAAAGATTGTATGGAAATTAAAGGTGCACACGGTAAAATGGTTGCCGATGAAACAGCACAACATGGCATCGGTGGAAACTTTGCACCAGTTCCAGTAAAAAAGCCACATGACAGTATGCTACAAGGAATGAAAGATTTCTTTACTGGCAAACCAGAACAAGGTCAGTCATTTGGTACAGGTAAGCCAATGCCAGAAGACATGGATCCTCTAGCCGAAGAATTAAACAAACTAGCAGAATTAGCTGGATTAACAGTTGAAGCAAAAGGTAAAAAGCCAGATGCCGACAAAGATAGTATCCCCGATTGGGCAGACAAGCATCCAAACAAAGCTGGCGGCGACAAAGATCGTATTGAAGAAGAAATTGAACAAGAAGGTAACTTGTGGGGCAAGAATGTTCGAGATGCTAAAGCAGCCGGTAAAACTCAAGCTGACTTAGACAACGATGGCGATTTAGATCCAGTGACAGAAACAGGATTTGATCAAACAGAGACTCCAGAATTTACTGTTAACTCAACTGTTGATAGCGATGGTAAAAAATCTGTTAACATTAATGCCGAAGGCGAACGTGCTGAAGAATTGTTACAAATGCTAGCAATGGCTGGGATGGGTAACAGCGACAAAGCACAAGAACTACGTTCACAAGAGCCAGTTGAAATTGAAATGGTTGGTGAACCAGAATGCGAAGTTGAAGAAGCCTACGGCGACGAAGTAATTGACGAACCAGTTGACGAACCAGTTAACAATGCTCATCACTATGAATATCAGTCAATGCAAAGTACTTTAAAAACAGGTGATGCTGATTCTACAGGTGCTCATGGCAACTTTGGTGGCCCCGGTGATAACAAAATGGCGACTCGTAAAAATCGTCCACTTCCAGTTACAACACTAGAAGCTAGATTAGCTGCAGAATACGACAGTATTAAAAAACTTAGCAAATAAACAAAACGCCCGAAAGGGCGTTTTTAATTTCCACTTATAGCTACCCTATAAATATTTGTCCATGGACAAATCCCTAGAAGAACAAATTGAATCCTATTTGGGCAAAGATCGAGTGCCTAATCTCCATTGGCAAGCTACTATACCACCTGCTTGGGAAATACCCCCTCGATCGGCTGGAATGATGCTGTGCAATCCCGATGCACACAATACAATAGTACACCTAGACGGAGTTGATTATCAATTAAACAATTTGGGTTATCGAGCTAACTTTAATTTTGATCTCAACGAATTAAAAAATAAAAATATTTTACTAATATTAGGCGACAGCGATGCTAGTGGTCGAGGCGTTTTGTTTGATGATATGTACAGCACAAAAATACAACAAGCAACAGATTTGTGTGTTGTAAATTTAGGAATACCGGGACTAAGTCCAGATGGTATGGCACGTGTAGGAGTACAAGCAATACTAGCACTAGGGTCGGCTATTAAGCACGTTGCTGTATTGTGGCCAGTTGCAAGCCTTAGAGAATTTGTAAGTAAAAAATTTAAATCGGGAATTTATATTAATAGCGATCATGTGCCTTACGAAACGTGGTGGGATCACATAGATTGGGTAAGTAATAACTATAACTATCAAAAAAATCATATTCTCTTAGAACAAACAGCGTTAAATGCAGGCGCCAAGTATCACGAATTATTAATTAATAGATACGATAAAACAACACCAACAACCTACAATCTAGTAGATAATAAATTTACTGAGTTTACACCCGAATCACATACGGCTATTGCTAATTATTTTATCAAACAAATTCAATAAATATTACTATGAAACAATATCGTATAACCAGTGAACATTTTGTACCGCAAGGAGAAACCGGCGAAGTTGATGCTGTATTAGATCCAGCCGATTTAAACGAATTAAAGCGTTTAGCCGGGTTACCGTTTGGACTTCAAGAAGACATGAGCACCAATGGAGCCGGGCTAGTCGGCGGAAACATGGACAATGTACCACAAGCTCAAGAAAACGGATTAACAAGCCCAGTTGGCAGCAACATTAGCTGGACAGCCGCAGAACGCAATGCTCTGATTAGAAATTGTCAGTCCGAATGGCGGTGTAATCCTGGCGATCCGTTATGGATGCTAATCATGTTTGAAAAGCCGGGGTTAAAACATCACAGCTTACAAGATGCGGTAACTGACTTTCAAAACAAAAATCCAAAAGAACGTCGACCTATTAGGCAGCTACCGGGCAATTAAGTCCTAGGTATTGGTTCCAAGATTCTTGTTTAACAGTAAACGGCATTTCTTTCCACTTACTTACTAGACTATAATAATCGGGCTTATAAGGCATAACCTTAGGTCGCATTAGTTTGCTACCCTTACTGTGATTACAGCTCTTACAGCTAGTAGTACAATTAGTCCATACAGTTTTACCACCTGCACTACGTGGAATAACGTGGTCAATGGTCAACTCGTCGTAATCAAATACATCCTCACAGTAAGCGCAACGGAACAAGTCCCGCATGTACATATTGTAACGACTGAATTTAACAGCCTTTTTGTAATGAAAATAATCGCGAGTTACGCAGACGCTAGGTACGTTTATTGCTAGACGCTCAGAATGAATAATCCAATTTGGGTATGTTTCGATAACATGAACACGACCTAGATACATCAATTTGATAGCATGGCGCCAGTCTATTACACTTAGTGGTAATACACTAATAGGTTCGTAGTTTGCATTTAATAGTAGTGTGTCAGACATTTGATAAACCGTTTGTTATTTGAAGTTAAATATACTTATACCAATAAGTATAACACAAATAAGACAATGAGTAAAGACTTAGAAATCGCAATTATTAAGGCACCGTATAAACGGATGTCTTACACTGAAGAACAGATTAGGGAAATTGCCTTGTGTGCTGACCCTGTGAATGGACCTCAGTACTTTATGGATAACTACTTCTTTATACAACATCCAACAAAAGGTGCTATACAGTACCACCCGTTTGAATATCAAGGACGACTGATAGAAACGTACCATAATTATAGATTTAGTATTAGCCTTATGCCACGTCAAACTGGTAAGTCAACTAGTGCCGCTGGCTATTTGTTGTGGTATGCTATGTTTGTTCCAGATTCTACCATCCTAGTTGCTGCACACAAGTATTTAGGCGCACAAGAGATCATGCAACGTGTTCGTTATGCTTATGAGAACTGTCCTGACTTTATCCGAGCGGGGGTAACAAGCTACAACAAAGGTAGCTTGGACTTTGAAAATGGTAGCCGCATAGTAAGTCAAACAACAACCGAAAACACAGGTCGTGGTATGTCAATATCACTACTATACTGTGACGAGTTTGCGTTCGTTCGCCCTACTATTGCCTCAGAGTTCTGGGCTTCTATTACTCCTACACTAGCAACTGGTGGTAAATGTATTATTACTTCAACACCAAACTCAGACGAAGATCAGTTTGCACAGATTTGGCGCGGTGCTAATAAATGCTTTGACGAGTTTGGAAACGAAACAGAACTTGGCATCAATGGATTTAAAGCATTTCGTAGCAAATGGCAAGAGCATCCAGATCGTGATGAAAAGTGGGCTGATCAAATGCGAGCTCAACTTGGCGACGAACGATTCCGCCGTGAGATGGAATGCGAATTTATTATCTTTGATGAAACTTTAATTAATCCATTACACCTAGTTGAAATGGCTGGAATTGAGCCAATTGAGAAGCAAGGACAAATCCGTTGGTACAAGAGACCGGAAAAGAATAAAACTTATGTAGTAGCATTAGATCCTAGTCTAGGTACAGGATCAGACCCGGCAGCTATACAGGTATTTGAATTGCCTGGATTAAAGCAAGTAGCCGAGTGGAGTCACAATAAAACAATCGTACAACGCCAGTGTGTGATTTTAAAAGAAATTTGTTCGTATCTAGCTGACGTAGCTGGCAATACAAATGTCTATTATAGCGTAGAAAACAATACCTTGGGCGAAGCTGCATTGGTTGCCATCAATGAAATTGGCGAAGAAAATATCCCGGGCGTATTCCTAAGCGAACCGCGCAAAGGTTCCGTGGGACACAGATATCGTAAGGGCTTTACAACTACAAATAAATCAAAATTAAGTGCTTGTAGTAAGTTAAAAAGTTTAATTGAAACTAAGCGTTTAGTTATTGCTAGTAAAGCACTTATTAGCGAGTTGAAAATGTTTGTAGCAAGTGGTACAAGTTTTGCGGCTAAAATAGGCGAACACGACGATTTAGTAATGGCAGCCTTGCTAGCTATACGCATGATACAAATGCTACAGCAATTTGATGCTGGATTTGACACAGAACTTAAAGATAGCATGGATACTTTTGTAGAACCTATGCCGTTCATAATGGTTGGCGGATTTTAATTTTGTATAAATAGTGTTATGTCTAAAGAAATTGAATCCATCGCTTCGGCACTATTTGATAAAATACGCTCGCGTTTTCCTGGTGTAGTAATCAGGGACGAAAGCGGCGAAAAAATTGATAATCCAGAAAATGCTAAAAGATTTACATTTATATACTCAGATCCAGATGGTACTAAATTTGGCGCAGTGTCGCTTAGTTTAGCTGATGAAGAATCCTTAAAAGTAACTTTCCCCACAGATATTAAAAAGAACATGAGCAGAGATCAGCGTCGTGAATGGTCTCAATTTTTACGTAACCTAAGAAAATTTGCAATGAGTAATATCCTTGACTATGATGTTAAGGATATTGCTAAATCAGCATTAACAATTAAAGATATTAAACAAAACGCAAAAACAGACGATGTAGCAACTACAGCAGACGTGCCGGTGACTGAAAGCAAGCTATACGGCACAATGATGCAGAGTCGTTTTGATATAGGTGAGACACGCCTACGTATCCATCATTTGAGTATGGTTAGAGATGATGTTCACGGTGATCGTAGTCGTAAGATTGATAAAATTTTTATCGAAACAGCCCAAGGCGAACGTTTCCTATTAGATTTTACTAATTTGGGCGGAGCCAAAGCAATGTGCCGTCATATCAACGAAGGCGGATCAATCCACGATGATATTGGACAAGCTATTAGTCGCATGGTAAGTGAAATGAGTTCAATGCGTCATTTTGTACGTAGCACAAAAAATCGTCAATTTGAAGATCAAGAAACAGCAACAATGACCCAACATGCAGTTAACCACTACATGAAACTTAAAAATACTCTACGTCATTTAGCAAATACAAAACACTATCAACATTTTGTAGATTCATATAAACCAGAACAAGAACAAATAGATGAAGTAGATGTTGCTGCACTACGCGAACGTTTTGTTAAAAAGTTTTACGATGAACGATTTGACGAAGCATTGCCGATTGTCTACAGAGAACATCAACGTAGTAAACAAACAGCACAAGAACAATATATCAATGAACTAGACGAATGGGCTAACTCATTGTTAGAAAACGAAGAAGAAGATCGTGAAGAAGCATTAAAACGTTTAATGTCTAGTAGTGTTAAAGCCGGCAAAGATGGTGTCGAAGCACAAACACACATGGAAAATATGTTTCCGGATGAAGACATATCTGACTTACTAGATTTACTTGGACAATACGGAACAGACAACGGCCCAGACGCTGATTGCCGCCCTGTAATTAAAACATGGCTCAATGGCGCACACCCTGAGATGCTAGATGAATTGACACTTGGTGATAAAAATATTGACGATGCCGCAACTAATTATATTCTTCCGGTTAGCCCAAAACAAGCACATCCAAATGATACATATGGCGCATCAAGTTTAGATGATCCAGTAACTGATCCTAATATTCCTACAACAATGCAGGAAGATAGTTTAGACTTTATAAGAACTCTAGCTGGATTAAAGCGATAATTATTAACGACGTCTTGCTCTAAACGCCACTTTAATCAGTGGCGTTTCTATATCCGGATTACTACTTGCGGTAGTAGCATGTAAACAGCGTCCATCGTATACAATTAATCTACCCGGTACCGGACTAACAATGCGTCCTTGATCCAACCAACCAATGTTAAAGTTACGAGACTGTTCGGCACCAATATTAAACTGTTGATGATCTTGTGTAACACCTTCTGAATCTTCTGGATAATACCGTAGCTCGGCTCCCCAACTTGGATACCATTCTTTGTTTACCACATATAAAATAGTAACTAAATCCTCTTGAGTCAAGTTGGGATTGTCTCGGTGGGCATAACCATTACCAGCTACCTGTACATTATGAGCAGCATTTACGTAAGCTCTCCATCCTGTTGGTAAGTTTGGATCTGTTGGTGTCGGTGGTACAGTTTCCCTGTCGTACATACCTTCGGGTAATCCTGTTAGACTAAATTGATTATCCAGTTTGCGGTTTATCTCTTTCCATAATAGATAAACTGGCAGATGTAATTGTTTTAAACTATCTTCGTCACTGGCTAACACACAACGATGCATACTAGAACCCATATGCATTCCTTTGGCTATAAACCAACTCGGTCCTTTATTTGGACGGTATCTGTTTACTTCTTGCTTAGATGGTAACCATTTTTGATGCCATTCTTGTATTTGCAAATAATCCCAAATTTTAGATTGCATTCCAGGATCAATTATGTTATCATATACATCTATACGGTAGGGAAGATTCATGCAATTATTTATTTTAACCATTCTTGAGCATTTTGGAAAAAAAAATTAAAAAATTGTTTGACTTTGCTAAATACTATAGCATATACTTAGGTATGTGCATTGAGACAATCTCAAAACTATCATGGCACATTTTATAAAGGAAAAACATCATGGCAATGACATTAGCAGAAATTAGAGCAAAATTACAATCACAAGAAACCCGCAAAGGCGGCGAATCACAAAGCAGTGGCGATAATGCAATTTACGCACACTGGAACATAGCAGAAAACACCACAGCAAGAGTAAGATTTTTACCCGACGGCGACGCAAAGAATAATTTCTTTTGGGTTGAACGTGCAATGATCAAGCTACCGTTTGCTGGCGTCAAAGGTCAAGCAGATAGTAAGCCTATTGTAGTACAAGTACCTTGCGTAGAAATGTATGGAGCTCAATGCCCAATCTTGGCAGAAGTTCGTACATGGTTTAAAGAACCAAGCATGGAAGAAATGGGTCGTAAGTATTGGAAGAAGCGTAGTTACTTGTTCCAAGGTTTTGTTCGCGAGAATCCACTAGGTGACGACAAAACTCCGGCTAATCCAATCCGTCGATTTGTTATTAGCCCACAGATCTTTAATTTGATCAAGAATGCATTGATGGATCCAGAAATGGAAAACCTCCCAACTGACTACCAGGGTGGACTTGATTTTAGTATCAAGAAAACCAGCAAAGGTGGTTATGCTGACTACAATACCAGCACATGGTCACGTAAAGAATCTGCACTAACAGCAGACGAAGCGGCAGCTATCGAAGCAAATGGTTTGTACAACTTGGCAGACTTCTTGCCAAAGCAACCAACAGAAACAGATCTTAAAGTAATTAAAGAAATGTTCGAAGCTTCAGTTGATGGTCAACCATACGATCCAGATCGTTGGGGTGCTTACTACAAGCCATACGGCTTAGATGTAGGCAATGCTACTAAGACAGCAGAAACTACAGCATCAGCTCCAGCGCCAGCTCCGGCTGTTGCGGACGAACCAGACGAAGATGAAGCACCAGCTCCTACAGCACCTGTAGCGGCTCCTGCAGCAACTTCTGGTAAGAAAGCCGAAGACATTTTGGCAATGATTCGTAACCGTCAGAAGCAATAATTGTTTGTCTAATTGTGGGGGGTAATTCCCCCACTTTTCCTATGAAAATCTTTTGGACTAAAACTGGTGATACTCTTAATGTTGATGTTGAAAATCAACAGTTTGTGGATTACTGGCTTGATAGTTTAAAACAAGACAACAAAGATCAATTTCAATTGATGTCTAACGAATTCCCTGATCAAATTGATTCAGAAGTAAAAAGTTTAAGAGATAAAGTTACCAGTATCAACGAGTATCTTGCTAAATTCAAATTAGAACAGTTTAGTTTACCCGAGTCAACAGTTGATATAATAACAAGCAATACATTAAACAGACTACATAGTTACTGGACATATCTTGTACGAAAACAAAATATGACAACAATGTTTTCTAAATTATATCCACAGTATGTTAAAACATTTTTAGATATTAATCACGCAATACACAATATTGAAAAAACGCATTCTTTGTCTTTTTGTGTTGATGAAAATCAATTGTGGAGAACAGAAAACATATTTGGCGATTCAATTTTAAAATTTGGTTCGTGGCATTTGATGTTGGGATTTAATAATGTAGGAAAGACATATTACGATAAATGGTGGCAATACGATACCAATTTTGTAGATCATGACACTAATAATTATAGCCACTTTGGTGGAATATTAGATGTAACCTTTTACAGATCATTTGTTGAAATACCACCACAAGCATACTTAAATTTTTGTCATCAAAATCAAATTAAACCATTGGGTAATCGCGTACCAATTGGCAATTTCAAAGAAGAGATAGACAAAGCAAAACAAATATTTTATACTAACACTAAAATAGAGAATAACTATATACAACTCGAGAAGGATTAATCATGGCAACTAAACCATTTGACGTATCAAAGTTTCGTAAAAGCATTACCAAAAGCATTGACGGCATTAGCGTTGGATTTACAGATCCTACAGACTGGATTTCAACCAACAACTATGCCTTAAATTATCTTATTTCCGGAGACTTTAACAAAGGTGTTCCGTTGGGCAAGGTTACTGTGTTTGCTGGGGAATCCGGCGCAGGTAAAAGTTTTATCTGTTCGGGTAACCTGGTAGCAAACGCACAAAAGCAAGGCATTTATGTTATTTTGGTTGACAGCGAAAATGCACTTGACGAAAAATGGCTACATGCATTAAATGTTGATACTAGCGAAGATAAATTGCTTAAACTAAATATGGCTATGATTGACGATGTGGGCAAGATGATTAGTGAGTTTGTTAAAGAATATAAGACATTACCAGAATTAGAGCGTCCTAAGGTACTATTTGTAGTTGACTCATTGGGCATGTTACTTACTCCAACCGACGTTAACCAGTTTGAAGCAGGCGATATGAAAGGTGACATGGGTCGTAAGCCCAAAGCACTGGCTGCACTAGTTCGTAACTGTGTAAATATGTTTGGTAGTTTAAATCTAGGCCTGGTATGTACAGCACACACATACGCAAGTCAGGACATGTTTGATCCCGATGACAAGATCTCAGGTGGACAAGGCTTTATCTATGCTAGTAGTATTGTTGTAGCCATGCGTAAGTTGAAGTTGAAAGAAGACGAAGATGGTAACAAGATCTCAGAAGTCAAGGGTATCCGTGCCGCTTGTAAGATCATGAAAACACGCTATGCCAAGCCATTTGAATCAGTACAGGTTAAGATTCCGTACGAAGAAGGTATGAATCCGTATTCGGGCCTAGTTGACCTGTTTGAAGGCAAAGGATTACTGGCCAAAGAAGGTAACAGTTTGGTATATACATTA